AAGCTCGATGAGCTCCACCTCTCGGTTGACGTTTCCCCAAAAGGGGTCTCTTACAGCTGTAAGAGGGGTTGGGCCTTCATCGGGCCGTGCCTTTTCGGCACATACTCCGCAACTGTTTAGTTGCGGCAAATCTTGCCACTAAGTGGGCAAGATGTAAGATGACCTTGGTTACAGGGTCACCCATCATTTCACCTCTTGTGGTGAAATACCTAGACAATGTTTTATCATCTGGGTCAATCTCCTCGACTTGTCGAGGAGCGCATAAGGCAAACGTTGCCGTTTGCCTATACCATGTTGGGATACCAACACAGTTACATAGCCTATTTACCATAAGCTGTGAGATCAGATGGTCCATCCAATCTGTTGCTTCTTCCCAATCAGTTGAGAAGACATATGCATCTTTTTCAAAGATGAAAGCCCCAGCAGGATTCTTGTGGGACAAGCGCTTGAAGAAATTCCAAGCATGATTAGCCGCTCCTACTCCGGAGCGGCTCGAAGGTATTGCTGATATATACTCCAGCAATACATGTGAAAGCACATGCAACAGGATTGCATGCGCGAGATGGGACACTGTGATGGCCCTGTATTTCCCTAGTTCTGCAACTAGAGAGATTCTGATAGACATTACATTTCTATCATATACCGAATTCCGGTCACGGAATTCATTACACGCCCAATGAAATAGGCGTATTCCAACAGAGTCATCCTCTGTTAGTATTCTCCCTGTGTGGGAGCCATTTTCCAGGTTTACCTCTGGAATTCTTGGGTGTGAAACCAAGACTTTTCTGGCGGCCTCTAACTTGCCACCAGACTCTGAGCTCGTAAAGAACTCACCGCTATCACTGAGTGATATTTTAGCACGGGAAATCACCCGTGCCCAAAACCGTTCTGATTGGGATTCAGAACCTATTGACTCCACCATCTCCTGGTGGAGGGTCTCTATGCCTTCTGCGACATAGTATTTCACTCTCTCGTAACGAGAGCGATCTGGAGGCTCTGTGAGAGTCTCCTTTATCTTCTGAAGTGACTTCAGATAGACAGATCTGGGGGGCACCCCAGAGGCACGGGTTTGACTCATAGTCATGACCCGGTACATATCGATAGGAGTTTTCCTATCGGACATAAAGTCAGTAATGACTTTGAAAAACGACATCTCTCGCGGGATGTCTATCGACGATATGTCGCCAACAGGGTTGAAACCCTGTTCTTTAATTGCTCCACGCAATTTCTTAATCTTCTCATACGAAGATAATTTTTCCGTGTTGCCACGGAAATAGTCAGGCAAAAGCTGACAAATCAGACAGTTAATTATCTGATCCATACGCTCCCATGAAAGGAGCTCTTCCCACATAGGGAATGAAAGGACTAGTTGCATAACCAGTCCATCGACTGTGGCCAGAATTGACCGCAGTTTGTGGCACCCTGATTTTCTCAGGGGCAGTTTAACAAGTTCGTAAACTTGTTCTTTACCGGTAAATGACTTACCGGCAAGTAGACGGAGTATTGCTACTCCGTTCAGATTACTCCTTCCGGAGTCTTTCCGCATTAATCTGCGGAACCAATAGGTGCCCGAGTAGAGCACCTTCTGGGCATGCCATATGGTAGGCATGTCCTCGAACAGGACTCGATTGTCGAGTCCTGTGAGTTTCTTTGGGAGTTTAGACTCCCAAAGATTTAGACTATTCCAACAGACTTCAATCTTTGGAATAATTAGACCCTTCCTCAAGGTAGGGTCGACGACTTCTTTGCAGAACTCGGAAAAGGGCCTGTGACGGTCCCTACACTCACAAGGAGTGACATACTCCTTTCGCAAGGAGCCAGTGTTGGGCATTGAACCAACACATAGAACATCCCTGGTCGTGACCCAGGGACTACCAGTTTCCACCGGCGTTTTGTAGCTCACGCTACTAGTTGGGGATTCTTCCGCCGTCCGGAAGGACGACGTATCCGATCCCTTGGATGGGGTTTCCATGAAGGGAAGCACAGAATATTCTCTTCAGAATGTTCATGGGGGAACTCATGAAAGACTACGCTCGAAAGAGTAGGCTCGCAAGAG